TGATTAACGAGCAGTTGAAAATGTACGGTGTAGAAATACACTATATGCCAAGAAAGTTCGTAAGTGAGAGCACGATATTAAGAGAAGTAACACAATCAAAATTTGATGATGCATATCCATTAGAAGCATATATTGATAACTTTGATGGTTATGATGATATGCCTTCAACATTATCAAAGTTTGGCATACAAGCAACTAATGAAGTAACGTTAATCATATCAAAAGAAAGGTTTGAGACATACATATCTCCCCTAATGAAAAATGAATCTAATGTCAAACTCTCTACAAGACCAAAAGAGGGAGACTTGATATATTTTCCACTAGGTGATCGTTTGTTTGAAATCAAATATGTAGAGCATGAAAAACCATTTTATCA